GGGCTGCCTGTCCGGCCCGGGGGCCGGTGCGTGGTGGGCGGCGGGTGGTTAGTGCTGGGCCTCGTTATATCCCAGCGCGTAGAGTCTGCGGGCCTCGGCCCGGTCGGCCTCTGCTTCGAGGGCCAGCAGAAAATTAAAGTTTTGCATTGCAGCCCGGGCGCGCGCTGCGTTGTTTTGCATGATGGCCCGGGCCACTTTGTGGCCGGCCTCGGTGTAGGTGTGCTCAGTTTGTTTCATTGTGAACCTTCAGGGCCTCGCGGGCCAGCTCAATTGCTACGGCTAAATTTTCCACGCGCGCCGTGTCGGGCATATCGGGCCCGGCTTGCTCGGCGTAGAAAATAAGCGACTTGAGCGCTTCGCGGATTGTTTCGGGTTTTGTGTGCCAATTCATTATTTACTCCATGCGGAAAGCAGCGGGCCGGCGTTGTATGCCGGCGCTGCAGGGTTTGAGAATAGGCCCGGGCCCCGGGTACGGCGGCCCCAAGCATCGCGGGCTGCAAGATTCACCAGCTGCCCGCGTTTAACTGCGTTATAAACTTGATCGCGCGTGTATCCATCGGCCAGCAGCTGGGCCATGGTGCGCGGCTCTGTGATGCTCATATGGTGCAGCAGCCACAGCATGGCGCATCTTCACAGCGGCCCTTTTTGTTGCGGTAGAACTCTCGGCCCGAAAAGTTAAAAACATCGCTTACGCGCGGGCTGGTCGTTGTGAATTGGATTGTGTCGGCGTCCGGCTCAAGCTGGGCCGTCCGGGTATTGGTGTCGTAAATGATGAAATCCCCGGGGTTTATGCGGGCGCCTGATAGGCTGCATTTGCCGGGGTATTTAGCGCGCATTGTTTTCAGCATGATTTAACCTTTCAGAATAGGGATAACTTTACGGGCCAGCTTGTCGGTTTGCGCGGCCTTGCTGCCATGGGCGCGAAAACCTACAATAAAATCGCGGTCTGAGCGGCTGCACCATGGTTCAAAATTGCCGCATGATTCACAGGTGACCTCTTCGCGGGTTTGGGCCTCACAGATCACGATCAAGCGCCCGGCGGGGGTGTGGCTCACTTTTGGGGTATCCATGGGCACCACAGCGGCCACAGGGCCGGCGCCGGTGGCTGCCAGCTGGTCGGCGTGGCCGGCGTTGTCGGCGCTTAAATTGATCGTAAAGCCCCAGCTGTTGGCGTGTTTAACCCACTTGAGCGCTTCGGGCTGGTGTTTGTGGGTGTAGGTGAACCCGCGCCGGCCCCGGTTGGCCTTCACGATTAGGCCCAGCGCGTGGGCGTCTACTTTTTCACCCTTACCGGGCAGATCACCCACTACAGCAAAACGCCACACTTGGCCCGGGGGCAGGCTCTGAATGTGGCCGGCCAGCTGCTGCACCGGGGCGCCGCGCTGGGGCACCTTGTCCCAGCTCATGCGCGTGTGGAAATCTTCACCATAGCAGCCGGCCCGGTAAAGGGCGCAGCCGGGCGGGCAAGTTTCCCGGAGGTTGTAAGTAACAGGCAGCGGGCCGGTTTTGCGGTTGCCGCTGTTGCGAATGAAAGTGTAGAGCATGGTTCAGGCCTCCAGCGTTGCGCGGTCTGCGAGAGCTTCGGAAATGACGCCGGCGCGCTGCAGATAATCCACAAAATCAACAAAAGCGCAGCGGGTATCAATTGGATAAACCAGCTGGGCCGTTTTGTCGCTGCGGTTTGGGCTGTAGCGGTAGCGGCGGCGTGGTAAGTCCGGGAAAGCTTCCCAAAATGCGGCGCGTATCTGTTTTTGATTGGTCATGATTAAAACCCCTTTGTAAAAATGTCGAAGTAAAAAAGGGCGCCCACAGTAAGGGCGCCGGCCACTAGCAAAACGGCGAGAAAATCAAAACCAGCAGCGGCCCGGGCTTCGGCGCGCTCTGCTGCTGGGCTGTAGTGTTGGCGGTGTCGATGGTGTTTCATTGGTCGGCCCTTTCAAGCTGTTCGTTAAGCTGCTGCAGCACAGCGGCCCGGGTGCCGGTGAAACCTTCTTTTTTGAGGATTGCGTAAGCGCTCGGGCCCCGGCTGCGTTTCATGCCGGCAATCTCAAGCTTGAGAGCTGCGCGGAGGGTGGCCAGCCTAAAGCGGGCTATTTGGTCGGGTGTAGTTAATACGGCGGTCATTGTTTGCCCTTTCAATAGTTGTATGACACTCGGAGATAAACGGAATATTCGCGGGCGCTGGTGCGCTTTACGCTGGCGCTGGTGCTCGGGCACCCGCAGCAGTCGTGCTCATGTCTGCAGCTGCTGCCGCCCATGGTCGCGGCGATGGCCCGGGATAGGTCGCGGCCCTTTAGGCTGCTGGGCGCGATAACCTTTGCAAGATAGGCGCCGCCGTCATCGTATCCGTCAGGCTCGCGCGTCATGCGCTGCTGCAGTAGTTTTGCGGTGCCAATATGGGCCCAGCTGTCTAGGCCGGCCCAGCCATCGCGGTAGGTGTTTGTCTCGCGTTCGAATAATTCAAGTGTTGTCATGGTTTTCCTTTTGGTTGGTTGGGGGTTATGCATCGTCAAGCATGAGGGCTGCGCGCTCGGCGTAGTCGGCCCGGGCTTCGCGCTCGAGTTCGCGCCGGCCTTCGTGGTCGAGCTCGTGCAGCTGGTCGCGTATCTTCCCGAGTCGAACCTTGGCCAGCAAAACGGCGCCGCTGCCAATATCCCAGCCGGCGGCCCAAGCGGCCCGGCGGTCGGCCTCTTCGGCCCTGTAGTCGGCAAGGGCCAGCTCTTCGAGCGCTTCCAGCTCTTGAACTGTGGTGTTTAGATTCTTAAGCGCTGCCAGCTGTTGGCCGATTCCCAGCCCGGCCAGCGGGCGTGATACGTTAGGCCAGCCCTCTACAGCTGCGGCGTAATGCTTACCGGCCAGCACAGTAATGGCCCGGCCCTTGTGCTGCTGCAGCTGCTGTTCTGTCATCGCGGCCCAAACGGCGCGCTGGTGAGTGCTCATGTCACTAAGGGCGCGATTGTAGGGCTGCAGCTGGCGCGTAGTGCTGACGGCGCCATGTAGGGCCGAGAGAATGATTACATCAGCGCCGGCGCGCTCTGCTGCTGCCATGGCCAGCTTGAAAGCTTGGCCCTGATACAGCTCTGCAGCTGGGGCGGCGTGGTCAAGCTTGGCATTGCTGCAAGCGATTAGGTAGAGTGGTTTCATAGAGTTCCTTTCGGTTGGGGTTAAACATGAATAACGATTCCATCATGTCATGTGTTGACCTGTCAAGGGGTTTTTTTACAGTTAACGCAAAATATTTTCTCGGGCGTTGCGTATAGGCTGCAGCTCTAAGGGTGACAGCATGGGCCAGCAAATAACCAGGGGCAAAGCAGCGCGTTTTTTTGGGTCGAATTTTTGGCCGGTTTTAATCCTGGTGATCTGTGCCGGTGCATTTATTCGGTGCTGCAGCTGCTGTGATGGGATAACACCAGCCCGGCCCAGCTGGTGCGAGTGGTTTGCATTGCAGCGCGGGTTTTGTTATCTTCGGGTCATTCTTATTTTGTACCCACAAAAACACCATGCCCCAAAAATTGTCACGCGCGCAGATCAAGGCCGGATTAGATCAAGTTCCTATTGAGTCGCTGTTAAGCAGCGGAGAGGGTAAGACACCCAAGATATCCAGTAAGGCCAAAGCTTTCGCTCATGCCGTTGCACTGGGTAACACTAAGGCTGCAGCATACCGGCAAAGCTATAACCCAAAGCCTGCTAAGTCAACCATTGTCACGGCGCCATATAAGCTTGCAGCGGATGCGCGAATACAGCGTGAGATCGAAGCGTATAAGCTGGCAATAGAAGCGGAGAAACATCGGACACCCGCACAATTGAAGGCCCTGCTGGTGCAGCAGCTGGTAGAGCACACACTAAACCCAGAGTTCCCACCGGCCCAGCGCATGCGAGCGCTGCAGCTCATCGGTAACCTATTCGAAGTGGGCGCTTTCCTTGAGCGCAAAGAGAGCACAGTCATTCACAAGAGCGCTGACATCCGGGCGCGCTTGCTCGATCGGCTGCAGGCCCGGGCGCCCAGCGCTGGCCCAGCTGCAGAAGCGCTAGATTTGCTGGAAGAAATCCGGGGCGGCAGCACTTCGGAGGCTGCCAGCGGCGCACCCACCGCACCCGGGGCCCCGCCTGCAGGCCCCCGCGCGCCGGGCGCCCTATCACATACTGTTTCTGACATTCAATCATCAGACTCTAGCGTTTCACTCATTCAATCACCAGAAAAAAAAGAGGGGGTACCCCCTACAAAATCTGATGACCAAGTGCTGGACTTCGATAAGGAATGACCCCCCCATGTGTTTCTGTACAAAAAAAGGGTGGGGGGTAATTAACAGTGTTAATTCGAACCTTGCATGAAACTTACAAGTTAATTAGAAAATGATTCAACAAACTTACGATGCGTGTATAGGGGCGTGTATGACTGAGAAGCAAAGGACTGTGTTCCTTGTGATAGATGAGTATTGGAGGAACTTTGGATATGGGCCTTCTATAGATGACATCATGTTCCATACAGGGGACAGAGGGCGGGGGAATGTTCATCGGGTTGTGAAGAAGCTCTGTGACTTAGGGATATGCAGGAGAGCTAAGAATTCGGCACGTAGTGTGCGCCCGTCTTACTTAAAGTTAAGGAACCTTCCTTGAACAAAAAACAACAGCTTGAAAAGCAGGAAGAGATAGATCTGTTTGTCAGGAGGGTGATGTTTGCTCTTAACCTCCCGAAAGCAGAAGCCGAGACTGCCGCTGAGACTTTCTTTAAGATGCCTTCTAACGAACAAGCCTCTTACCTTGACGACCTAGATGCATTAGAAGCCAGCCAACAAAGAGAAGAAGCCTTTGATGATTTTAATAAGTTCGCCCACGCCATGTGGCCGGGGTTCATTGACGGACGCCACCACAAGGTAATGGCTAAGAAGTTCGAAGAGATCGCGACTGGAAAGATTAAGCGTCTGATCATCAATATGCCACCTCGGCATACGAAGTCTGAGTTTGCTTCTTATATGCTGCCGGCTTGGTTCTTGGGACGGGATCCTAGTAAGAAGATTATCCAGTGCTCCAATACAGCAGAACTTGCAGTAGGCTTTGGCCGTAAGGTTCGTAACTTAGTAGCCAGTGAGCCGTTTTCTAAGATATTCCCCAATGTTAATTTAAGGTCTGACAGTAAAGCGGCTGGCCGTTGGTCTACGAATAAGAACGGAGAGTACTTTGCGATTGGTGTAGGCGGTACAGTGACGGGTAAGGGTGCTGACCTACTGATCATTGACGATCCCCATTCTGAACAAGAAGCTGCCCTTGCCGCTGGAGATCCTACTGTCTTTGATAAAGTCTACGAGTGGTACACCTCTGGCCCGCGCCAGCGTCTCCAGCCTGGAGGTGCGATCATTGTCGTGATGACACGCTGGGCCAAGAGAGATCTGACTGGCCGGATCTTGCAGTCTGCGATTGACAAAGACGGGAATGACGATTGGGAGGTGATTGACTTCCCTGCGATTCTCCCGAGTGGTAATCCCCTATGGCCAGAGTTCTGGAGCCTAGAAGAGCTCCACGCTCTACAGTCTGAACTGCCTGCGGCTAAGTGGAACGCCCAGTACCAACAAAGCCCGACCAGTGAACAAGGCGCGATTGTTAAGCGGGAGTGGTGGAAAGAATGGACAGACGAAGACCCGCCTAAATGTGAGTTTGTGATCCAGTCTTGGGATACGGCGTTTACAAAAAACGAACGCTCTGACTATTCCGCCTGCACGACTTGGGGGGTTTTCTATTTGAATGAAAACCAGAATGACGCGAATATTATTTTGCTGGATGCGTTTAAAAAACGCATGGAATTCCCAGAGTTAAAAGAAAAAGCCTTTAATCACTACAAAGAGTGGGAGCCAGATGCGTTTATCGTTGAGGCAAAGGCGTCCGGAGCGCCATTGATTTATGAACTACGGGCGATGGGAATTCCTGTTCAAGAGTTTACGCCGTCTAGAGGTAATGATAAGATGGTGAGGATCAATTCTGTATCTGATTTGTTTGCCAGCGGTAAGGTTTGGGCGCCACCTACGCGCTGGGCTGATGAGTTAATGGAAGAAATGGCTGCGTTCCCAAACTCAGACCACGATGACTTAGTTGACTCTTCTACGCAGGCTCTGATAAGGTTCAGAAAAG